ATCGAATAACGTCCCAAATGTGGTCCTCACCATGGGAGTCAATATCTTCACGATTTTTCTCATCATTTTCCAGGTTCGGAAGTGTGCGAATCGTATGATAGCAAGTGTTAAAGACAAAGTACCCTGGTTTCTCCATGGGTCTCTTCGTGGCAGCCTCGAGGCGTCCTCTGAAGAGTTGGACACCTTGAACTCGGCTCCCAGGGGCTTTATTCGACCGAGTGAATGTAACACCCATCGTAGCCATATCTGCGGCCACCGTAGTGTGTCCAGGCTCACTGCTGAAGATGCTATTGTCTGCAGGTCCAGGTTCTACCTTACCCCACAGACCTTCGTCTTGCTCTTGCTGTTTAATACGACGAGCCTGTTCTGTGGCGGTAAGTCGCAGACCCTCGTGACGCTTGTTTGCGAAATACAGTTCGCCTATCTGGAAAATCGAACCGGCCGGAACCCACGCCTCATTGCCGTCAGCATCGATGAAGTCAGACCCATCGCTCTCAGCAAACCAACAACAAGCCGCAGGATTAGAGCTACCGTAGTCATAGCCTCGGTCAATGCGCCAGGTGTGAGGGATGTCAAACGGCTTAACCACGTGGTATTTTGCACGCCACACGTCGGCAAATCCACCAGAACTCAACGATTCCCAGTCACCTTCAAGCATCGCCTGAACAGTGGCTGTGTCCCCCATACCTTTCAGACGCTGATAATACTCAGGGTCGTTAAGAATGAGCACCTTATTATCATGTAGACGAGCCGGAACGTACTCACGACGCATCGAACCCTCGTCTTCTGGTGCTCCGAATACATGTCCGGCGCCCATGTCGACAAAATTCGACTTGAAATAGTGATGTCCGACGCCTCCAGGGTTGGCAGTGTACAAAATCCGTGGAAAAAGACCCTTCCACTGCGCCGGAACGTTCATCGAACCTAGTCGAACACGACTCCGAATGAATCGAACCATCGAAGGGGTGAAGTGAGTCGCCTCATCGATGATCAAAAAGCCAATTTGAGCCCCCTGATGGGTGTAAATGTCGCTCTCGTACTGACTATGTGCTAGCTGAATCCGACTTCCATTGTAAAACGTGAAGGAGAAGTCAGATTTAGAGAACACACAATTACCTGAGTCGATCAAATCCTTCAGCATTTCAATATATCCACCGGGGGTGTACACATGGTTAGCAAGGACTTCCTTGAAAGTACGTCGAAACAGATATGTAATCAGGCCTGGGATCTCAAGGCTATACACGATGCTGGCAACGCGCGCCAAATAGCTCTTGCCGCCCCCAGCGGCTCCTCCGTAGAGGATTTCATTCGCTGGGGTGACAAGCGCACGCTGCTGCTTCGGATATAGCTTAAACTCAGTCACTAAATAGTCTCACTTGACCTGGCGACTCATATTCACGCGAGTCATTAGTCGTCTGTAACTCAGACAACTCCTTACGTAATCGCTCATTCTCTAGCTGAAGTTCTAGAGTAATATCTATCTGACGCTTGAGTTCGAGTTCCAAATCCATTTTCTATCCTTACCAGTTAGATAGAGCCAAAGCCGTTTCCCGGCTAGGCATCGATTTCTCGCTCGTAGAGCGAACCTCAACATCTTCGACGTCAAACAGGGACACTCGTACGACCTTCTCTTCGCGAATATCGCCCTTCACCTCAACGGACTTCAGTTCAGGCTCGAGGTACTTCGCAATCGTCTTGTGACACTCGAATTGCAATTTCAAATCCGCGTCCTTGTGATGGGCGATGCGCGCAATACTGAGCAGCGGATGATAATTGGGAAATTCAGCATGGAGCATGGATACTAGTGCACTGCTCCGTGTACCCGTAACTGGCAACATGGTTATTCCTTTACACGAATTCTTGCATAAATTATACAGGTCTTCTGGCCTTTGTACATGCTTGAACGCAACGGACCATGATCGAGGATTTGTGCATGGTACTGTGTGCTTTTCTTTGGGGGAACCGTACTTAGACCTCAGTACCAAGACCTAAATCCGTCGCCACGATGCATACGTTTGTCGCAAAAGCCTGGAATTGAAAAAATACCCCCGAAAGTGGGATGGCGGGCCCTCGGCCGATGGGGCCCCATTTCACCATGTGAACGATAATGATTATCATTTACATTTTTCACATCGTGACATCGAATGTAAATGATAATCATTATCGTTCTCATAATTATGAATCATGAATTACGAGAATGATAATCATTCTCATCTTAATCCATACTAATTTAGTCAAGCATTTAATCCATACTAATTTAGTCAACCATCCTTAATCCATACTAGATTAGTAGACTATTAGAAGTGATAATCATTCTCATCTAATACTTGACCAATCTAGTACACTATCCATATCACATCGTGACATCGAACCTCGCCCATCGACCCATACTCAACTAATTTAGTCAAGTATTATCGTTACAATTCTTTACGATTCTTTTGTGTACATTTCCCTTATTTCGTAGTAGACGAATCCTCAAAGTAGCGATTTGTTTTTCTTATTGGAAAGTCAAACCCAATATAAAAGATTTTGTGTACATCACTCAAAAACACGATATAATAGACACATGATCGATGAAGCAAGAAGCTAACACCATCGGTCAGGGATTTAGAAATAAATTCAAAAAGTAGTGTACAAGCTTCAAAATGTTGGTATAATGAAATTGTGTTCGAACAAGAACACACTCCTTAAATCTCAAATCTGAAGGGTATTTATCATGGAAAACATCACCACTCAAGTTGCCGAAGTTGCTGCTCAAATCGGGCTCATCAACCTCGAGGACAAGCTCACCATGAAGGCATTGGCTGAGAAGCTCAATGAAGTCATCACGAAGCTCAACGCATCCTCGCCCCAAGCAACTCGCAACCGCGGTCCTCAATCCGAACGCACCATGACAGACGATGATGCACGTCGCATCATGTTGGGCGACCTCAAGGAAGCTTCCCACAAGGACGCTGCTGAAACCCTCGGATTGTCCTACGGCCAAATCTACTCGGCACGTAAGGGCTTCACCTTCAAGGTTATCTACCAAGAAATGATTAAAGGCAACAAAGCCGAATAAATCATCAAACTCATCAAAGCCTCCTTCGGGAGGCTTTTTTATGCGTCAAATTTAAGTGATAATGATTGTCGTTTACACATCGTCTAGAAGCGCACCGGTCAGCGTCAATTTCTCACCAATATACAGCTACGCACATTCGCTTTCGCGCTGACCTGAGCGCATCCATCTACTCTCATCAGAATCGCTCCAGTCAGTTCAATCATCTTGCCAATATCTACCTACGCACTCGTCAAAATGAGCTGACTGGAGCGCATCTAGCTACTCTGAACAGCATCTATTTAGCTGCTCTTTTCCAACAACCTTCAATAACTCCGGGACCCGCTGGGGAATCCAAACGAAAAAGAAGCCGGAGGGAACTCCGGCTTCGTCTCTGGCAACCAGGTATTACGCCAGAAGTGCGTCGGCCGTTGCACCTTGCACAGATCCTGCGCCTTCAGATTGCGCCGGAGCCGCCTCACCTTTGGCCTTGCGGGGCTTGCGACGGTTGCCACCACCGCCATCGGCCACCGCACCGTCCTTGGTCGTAACGCTTTGGCCACGGGCGGCGACGCGATCAGCCTCGAACTTGGCAGCTTCTTCAGCCGTGGCCACCGGAGTGGTTTCCAGTTCTTGGATGATTTTGTCGACCGTGCCTTTGTTGTACTTGGGGTGACGCTTCAGCCATTCCAGACCTTGGTCGATTTGCTCTTGCGTGGGCTTGAAGTCAGCGCCGACGTAAGCGAAGTTGCGATTCTTCTTGATGTCATCGATCTTGCCCACGGTCGTACCGTACATCGCGGCCAATTCCTTGGTCGCATCGCCCTTGTTGTTGCCGAAGCGAATCTGAGCCACCACTGCGACCGGCATGCGGCCATTGATGATGTTGGGATTCACTTTCTTTTCCACTGCGGTTGCTTCAGTCATGATAGTTCCTTTTCCACTTGGTTATGGCCTGCAAGATGGCCGGTTTGATTGCTTGCATGTAGTATATTCTACTACCTATTTTCAATTTGTACACACCCTCGATCAACGCCCCTTGCTTGCAACGTCATCTTGTTTGCGTACAGTTTGAATCTTACCGTCTTTTCTAGCGTTGTACACGCCCTCGTTCAATGATCCGTATTCAAAGATAATCCAACCCAAAACTGCGAAGTACCAACCTCCACCAATCCATGCCCAGACTAGCATGCAAAGCCCGATCGCCTTCATGACTTGGACCCCATGACCGTCTTTACCACTATAAATGCCACTCCGAATCCAATTCTAACGATCGTAAAGCCCAAATGGACCATGACCTTGAGTAATTCAACCATGCACGTCGCCCTTCGTCCGATGCGCTCTGAACGAGCTCAAAATTTAATATGTATGCTACCTTAGGTAGCACCTAAATGAGCGCCCCAGAGCGTATTAGATAGCAACGGAGCGTATGTTAGTAGCTATTATATACTACAATTTTAAAAAGTGTTCAAAGGCCCGCAATTCTTTTTCATTAACCTCGTTCTCAGCACAAAACTGCTGGAACAAAGACCGTCGCCCCTCGGCCAGCAGTCCTAGGATTGCATTATCATGGACATATTTAGCGAAGGCCAAATACAGAGGGTGTCTCACTCGAATTTGGTCCATGAAGCCGAATCCAGAATACCAAACAGTTTGTTCGTTGTACCCTGAAGTACCAAGATCGGTCGTTGTCCTAAAGAACTTCAGAGAATCATCCTCGACCGTCGCCCGTTGCTTCCTTTTTGTAACAGGTCCGGCAGTAATGTAGAAGTCCTCGAAAGAGGGGAACAGATGGCCGTTATTAACCATGCGGTTATATCGATAATAATGGTTGACACAGCAATAAGCGGTCTGTCCTTTTCGGTCCTCACTGAGAAGCTTCTCAGCCACTTTGATAGGGGGTGAATATACAGATTGGGCTTGGGCCTCTTGAGTCACGTCATCGCAGAATATACAGGAACGGTCCTCATCCGGCCCATTGACAAGACGAAACGTTATGCACTCTCGGTCTCTTGATACACGAGTGTAAAGACTACGAAGTTTAGCTGACGGCTTCATATTTCCTCCAAAATTTTTATTATACTATTACTATTTAATTTATGTCGTCCAAATTCATCAACCCATGACAATACTGACATACTATCTATAACTACGTCTACGAAGCAAAGTTAGCTTAGAACATTAAAAGTGCTCATAGTATAATATAGTAATGATTCTCATTTACTTTACTT